TGGTCGTTGTTGTTCTGCATCATCAGAATATTCTGGATTGCCGATTTGAATTCGTCTTCTGTCATCTGCATTAATTAGTGATAATTGACGTTGTAGTTCATATTCTACAACAATAAGGTGGTCTTGTAAATACTTTTCAAACTGATTGTCTTTGATGAGAGTTTGTATTTCATTGATATGTACGAGTGCTTTAAGCATTCTCTCTTTTTCTGTTTTCATTAATATCTTGATGGTATATTATACTTTATTGAGTGTAACTTCTCACTCTCTATTATATCAGATTCGTCAGCATTTGTGTGATATGTGACTTCTTTGAGCGTTTTAAGATATTTGAGTACATGCTCTCTTATCTCCATAAGTTCATCATAACAACCTTGATTGTGTGCACAACCACGCAAGTCATGGTCTGGTTTCATTACTGACTCTGTGAATAGAGACAGTGCTCTATCATATTTGATAGCAGATGATTCTGCTCCTACTGATGCTTGATCTTTCATGGTTTTTTACTATTTAATTAAGAATTACAAGAGGTGTTCTTTCAAATTCAGATATGACATCAAATGAAACTATTATTCTATTCTTTGTACACACATCACCACAGTGTTGCATGAATGATGGGAATATCATAACATCTCCCTCTACAGCATTGTCCATGACTTTGTGTTGATTCATGTAACCAATGTTTGGTGCTTCACCATATTGTGAATAGAATGTAGTTGTGTTTGGTTCCTCTAAATGCAATAGATATATGCCAGACCAATCTGCTCTCTCGTGTTTATGAACCTTGGTTCGTCCACCAGATGTATAATTGTTCCACCATAGTGCATCTAAATTATATCCCTGTGGTTTAGAGATATTCTTTTCTTCATGCATTTGTTCTAGAGGTTTCCATATTATATCCTCTAGCATGTCATTTGTAAAGTAACTATACTTTTGATGATAGTATGTTGTTGTTGATCCGTCTACTGTTACTGTAGAATTGTCATTGTTTGATATTGTTTTTATAATAGGCACTAAGGTATCTTTAATCTCTTTATGATTATTAACCTTAGTCCAAAATATAAATGGAGCATCAAACTCATGTATCATTGTATAATAGTCATACCATAATCATCTGGAGTTGGTACTGGCATATAATATCCACCCCTGTCAGGTACAACAGGAGTACCAGTTCTAGGTTGTTTCAATGGTGTAGTCATAATATCAATAGTTTCTTCAAACCATCTATCTAATGACCTTGCCATAGTACGATAGGATGTACCAACGTATAGTTGCCCTGCTACAACTGCTGCTGTTGCAGTACCCCAAAAAATATAATAAAATCTAGATTTCATTTGTGCTTTTATTTTTGTAGTTTTAGTCATCTTCAACTCCTTCAATTGATATAAAGTCACACACTGGTATTTCAACTGGACTACCATCGTTCTCCAACCAATACCAGTGCATCATTTGTCCATGTAACTCAGGATGTCCTTCGTATTCTTTAGTATATTCACGCAACCCTAGATACTTTAGAGTTGGAATATTGTGCTCTCTTAACATTGCTTGTAGTTGCAAGTGCGTTAACTCGTGCTTCTGAGGAATGTTCAATCTCTTTTCTCCATTGTTTTCTCATTTTAACATAGTCTCTGTTATTAGCAACTATATCACGAACTCTTTTAAATATCTTAGCAGACTTAGCAAAATGACAAGTAGCATGATCTGGTTCTTGGGGTATTACATTACCTTCTTCATCATACTTTTTACCATCTCTATGATTGGCATATCTCCGTGATCTGGTAAATCCCATTTCAAGAAACTTACGACACATATCCATACCAACAAAATCTTTTTCATCTCTGTAGTCAAGATACATGGCAAATATCTTATTAGCAGACTTCACTGCTATGTCAGGGGTTCTAAATTTCCAATGAGCACAAATGTCGTCTGTATAAGGGCGTACCAATAAAACTCCTTGTTCTCCCCTACCAATACGATAAAGTTTGTGAGTTTCTGGATCTGTAAAATCCATATCTTCATAAGGAAGATCATAACAAAATTCCAGCATATAATTGTGCAACTGCTGTTATTATATCATATATTATTTGATTGTCAACCTGGCGGTGTTGGATCTGCGTTCTCGTATGGTATCGTACCGTCTGGTTTGATGACGTATGCTCTTATATAATGATCTGCGTCTGGTAAGTTCTGTGGTTGTGGGAACCAATCAAAGCAAACATCTGTTGCCTGTAGTTCTGTTACAAAATAATAGTATATGTCTTCTAACTCAAATATCCTGTCAATCTCTGCTTCTGGTAGTATAGGTGTATAATATGCAAGCACAGTTGCTTTCTTATCTGCTGACAGTGTATGATATTTACTGTTATCAATCACTACAACAAATTTGTCAGTTGCCTTTGCATAATCAGCAACTAGCATTTCCTTAGATTTTGGATTTAATGATATTAGTGGCATTAGATTTCTCCTTTGTCAATTAAATCAAGTATTTCGTCTAGTTCATTTACTAGAGTTGTTTGTAAGTTATATGGACTATCAACCTTAGTGACATCCATTCCGTCAATATTTGTTGTTCCTATAGACATTGCAAGATAGTTTACTATTCTAGTAGAGAACTTACTATACACTGATTGTGGTATTGTAAAGAAGTGTCCTACATCTGATAGATAATCTTTACCATCGTCAAGAGCAGCCCATTTTGGTGGTGTCATAGGAAATGTTACTGAGTTAGCAGCGATAGTTCCTTGTTCTTGTGGAATAGCTCTAAGTTTTGTTCTATAAGATACCCATCTTGCTTTGCTTTCAGCATCAACAGGAGCATCGCCAAGTTGTGTCCAGTCACTGTCCATTAGCAAGAAGTTTCTAATTAATTTAACTTTAGTCCAGTTTAATATTGCTGTTTTTGAAAAATGTGATGCAAGTGAACGCTCTAAATCATTCTCTTGTCCTTGTCTATATTCTGTCCACTTCTCAACGACTCTATTATACACATCTTCAATCTCATCTGGAAATGGTGATAAGTCAAATTGATATGATACCCACTTATATGCTCCAGTTTTTTGATTTCTTTGATACTTAGTCTTGTTCATCTTACTAGAACCATTTTTGTATTTTACAAATAGTTCTAACTTATCTTTATCTGAATCCCATAGAGGATATAATATTGGAACTATATTAGCAGTCCAATAATCATCATCTATTGTTTTCATCACACCTTCAACTTGAATGGTCTTGTCAAAGGCATTCAAATAAAGTAATGTTTCTGATGGTGATGCTATGGTTGTCATTTATAATGCCTTAATTAAATACTTTACCCTATGGTATTTAGTTATGAGAGGAATGTTATTCTCTGCAGTCACGGTTGCAGTCGTAGTTATGGGTGTAGATGATGACATTGTAAATGTACCATCACCAACTGTAAGTGCTGCACCAACTGCTGATACTTCTCTTCTTACTTGATCAATACCATCATCTGAGTTGATAGCATTACCACCAAGATCCACGTTACCTGTTAATGTTGCACCACCAGTAGATATAAATGTATTGGTTGTTGTTGCAGCAAAGAATGTTGTTATTGCTGCTAGTCCATAGTTATCATCTGTTGATGTTGCTGTCTGATACGTAGGTCCTCTGTCCTGTTCAATAATTAATGTTATTTCATTAGCTCTGAAAGCATCTCCTTCTGCTATTGGAATATCTACATTCTGCCAAGCGGGATTAACATCTGCTGCTAATAATATTTGACTGAATAATGTGACATTATTAGATGTTCCTCTCTTATAGAATATATTCAATGCTTGATCTGGATTCTCTCCACCATTTTGATTACTACCTCTGATTACAGTAAATCTAATAGCATTGACATTTGTAAAATCAAATGTTCCTACCTCTAACTGTCTCTTACCCCCTGCATCTGATGCACTGCCTGTAAATTCTATGTACCTTTGTATTTTTTGATTAGTATTAAATGGTATTACAGTACCACTGAAACCAGTATTATTTCCAGTTCCTATACCAAATTGTCTTTGTTTAATACCAGGATCTGTTGATGATAACCATACATCTGCATCAAATGCTGTTCCTTGTGCATCACCACTTGTATCACACTCATAGTATACTCCTGTTGGTACAGTGATATCGCCAGGTAATGTTGTTCCCTCTTCTTGTCCGAAGTATCTTACATATATGCTTCCACCAGCACCATCACCAGCATTACCACCACCTAAACCTCTGTCTTGTAAGTTAACTGTGACGTTAGTTGTTACTCCTGAGAATGAAATAGTACAATTACCACCTTGTCCTCCGCCACCACCTGTGTTGTCATAATATGTTGTGACGTTTGAGAATTGTATTTTTACATATCCTCTTTCTGTTGGTAATGCACCATCTGCTGATTCAGATACACCACCAGACCAATATGTTGTTCTATATGCTGATATACCTCTACGTCCACCAGTACCACCACCATTACCATTGTGTCCGACACCCGCTTGTCCTCCAACACCACCAGGTGTTACGTTGATGATACCACAGGCGGATCCACCACCTCCACCACCACCAGCTGAGCATGATCCACTAGTACCATTACCACCATTGGCAAAGTCTAAAACTCCAGATGTAGCAATAAGTGCCTGTGCAGGTCCTGTAGCGTCACCACCAGGATAGCAACCATCAGTGGTAGAAGCACCGTTATTACCACCACCTGATCCACCGCCACCGCCTCCACCGCCAGCACCAGCGATG